ACATTTTACACAAACAGAACTTAACTTCAAACCCGCAGAAGCAACACAAAAAGATTTTGAGGAGTGGGAAGAAAAAGAATTAAACTGGTGGGCAGATAAGCAGTTGCTTATAGTTGCTATTGCAGTTGTAATTCAATTCAGTATGCTAGGGTTTATGTTTTTAATAATGGGGATGAATCAGGTGATATTCAATGGGTAAATTTATAGAATCATTCTTATATTCATTAACACTTGTAGGATTATTAATTGTTGGAATAGGATTTGTTGCTTCGGCACTATACTGGGTAGTTGCTCCTTTACTATGAGTAATTCAAAACAATGGCAAGATAATTCTGATGGTTGGGTAAGAGCAATGCACGAAAGCAGAAAGAAAAAATTAGCAAAAGAAAAATGTAATCATGGTGACTTTGAGTGGTGTGATAACTGCTTAGTTACGATAGACGGAGAAAAATTAATACCAGTATGACAGTAGAAGAACTATTACAAGAAAGAAAAATACCTTATAAATTATCTCCTGCAGATGCGGTAGTTTCATGTCTAAGTCCTGACCACGATGACAACAACCCAAGCATGAGAATAGATAGAATTACAGGAGTATTCAACTGTTTTTCTTGTGGTTTTAAAGGCAACTTATTTAATCACTTTGACGCCCCGTCAAACCCATTAGATATACGCCGAGAAAAAGTTAGAAGAAAGATAGACGAAAAGAGAGCATCATCAGTAGGTCTGAAGATGCCAAAAGATTTTATGCCTTATGTAGGAAACTGGAGAGGTATCAAACCAGATACATATAAATTGTTTGATACATTCTTACACCCAGACAAACCTTTCACAGGCAGAATATCTTTCCCAATCAAGGACTTGACTGGGAGAATAGTAGCATTTAACTGCAGAACACAGTCACCAACTGATGTTCCTAAGTATTTAATTCACCCCCCGAAAGCAGTTATGCCACTATATCCTAGCCAAGTTCGCCCTATAAAAGGAAGAGTAATATTAGTAGAAGGAATATTTGATATGCTAAATCTACATGACAAAGGACTAGAAAATGTTATATGTTGTTTTGGAACTAGAAATGTAGATATAGACAAACTAAAATTATTAAAAATGCAAGGAGTGACAGCAGTAGATATTCTATTTGACCCAGATGATGCAGGTCAAGACGCTGCACTAAAACTTGAAGAGATGTGCGATAGTGCAGAAATATTACACAAGAATATTAAAATACCTAGAAGTCTAGGTGACGCAGGAGCATTAACAGTAGAAAAAGTAAAACAATTAAAGGAACAATTATATGGCTAAAGTAGCAGTAATAGAAAGTAAACCAAGTCGTAATGACTATGTAAAATTATTCAATAACGAGTTTGAATTTGATAGATTAGCATTATGTTCTGACCCAACAATAAAGAAAGTATTAAAACGAGATGTAGATTTAGAAATAGAGATTGATAACTATGACTGGATAATACTTGTAGGCTCAGAAGCATTGAAGCATTTTACAAAAGAAAACTCTGTAACTGAGTATAGTGGTAGAGTAGTAAATGATAAATACCTGCCAGTAATAAATCCAGCTATGCTAACTTTCAAACCCGAGGCAAAGAAAACTTGGGAAGAGTCTTGTGAGAATATAAAAAAGTATATTGCAGGAGAACTAAAACAAGCAAAGCTAGATAAAGATAAGATGTATGGCATAACAGAGAGTAGTGACCTATATGTATTTTTAGATAATGCACTAAATCATGACAATGATTTTATAGCTCTTGACTCAGAAACAACAGGACTATATCCAAGAGATGGTTATATGTTAGGTATTAGTTTATCTTATGAAGATGACCATGGAGCATACATTGACTGTGATTGTATAGATGAGAAAGCAGAAAAATTACTTCAACAACTCTTTGATAAAAAGAGAGTAGTATTTCATAATGCTAAATTTGATATTGCTTTCTTTGAGTATCATTTTAACTTCAGGTTTCCAAGATTTGAAGATACAATGTTACTACACTATATGTTAGATGAAAATCCAGGAACACATGGATTAAAACAACTATCACTTAAGTATACACCATATGGTGATTATGAAAAACCTATGTATGACTGGATAGATGATTTTTGTAGAAGAAATGGCATATTAAAAAGTAGTTTTACTTGGGACATGATACCTTTTGATATAATGAAAGACTATGCTGCAATGGACGCAGTTTGTACTTTTTTGCTTTTCAAGAAGTTTGAAAATGCTTTAGTAAAAAATGAAAGACTCTATGGAGTTTACAAAAATATTTTAATAGAGGGAACTAAGTTTCTAATTGATGTGCAAGACAACGGAGTTCCTTTTGATAAAGATAGACTACAAAGGTCAACACACTTAATGCAAGACCAGATTGATGAAGCAGTGCAAAAACTATATGAGTATGAGGCAGTGCAACAGTTTGAAATAAATCAAGGTAAGGACTTCAATCCAAATAGCACAGTTCAACTTCGTTCTCTACTATTTGATTACATAGGACTAGAGCCCACAGGTAAAAAGACAGGAACAGGAGCAGACAGCACAGATGCAGAAGTATTGAAAGAATTATCTCTTAAACATGAGATACCTCAGCTAGTGTTAGATATAAGACAGAAAGTAAAAATTAAATCAACTTATCTTGATAAAATATATCCACAACTAGATAGAGATAGTAGACTAAGAACAGGCTTCAATTTACATGGTACAACTTCTGGTCGTTTATCTTCTAGTGGTAAAATGAATATGCAACAAATACCTAGAGACAATCCTATTGTCAAAGGGTGTATAAAAGCAGGAGAAGGTAAGAAGATAGTTGCAATGGACTTAACAACAGCAGAAGTATATTGTGCAGCTGTTCTTGCCCAAGATAAAGCACTACAACAAGTATTCCAAAGCGGAGGTAACTTTCATAGTAATATTGCTAAGCTAGTATTTAATCTACCTTGTTCTGTGGAGGAAGTTACTGAACACTACTCAACAGAAAGACAGATGGCTAAAGCTGTTACCTTCGGTATTATGTATGGAGCAGGCCCAAAGAAAATTAGTGAACAAGTTACTAAAGATAGCGGAAAGTATTTTAGCACAACAGAAGCAAAAGAAGTTATTGATGATTACTTTAAACAATTTTTTGGATTAAAAAGATGGTTAGATAGTCAGAAAAAATTTATTGAAGATAATGGATTTTTATATTCATTCTTTGGTAGAAAGAGAAGACTACCAAATGTCTTTTCAAAAGACAGAGGTATAGCCACACACGAAGTTAGGTCTGGAGTAAACTTTCTAGTGCAATCTATTGCATCAGATGTAAACTTACTTGGTGCTATTGATGCTCAGAAGATTATTAAACAAAGGTATGGTGAACAAGAAGTTATGAAAATATTCGCTTTAGTTCATGACTCAGTTTTAGCAGAAGTAAAAGAAGATTATATTCATGAATATAAATCTATTCTAAAAAGTTGTATACAAAAAGATAGGGGTATGTCTATACCAGACTGTCCGATTGGTTGTGACTTTGAGGTAGGAGAGGATTATTCTATGGGTAAATTTGCTAAACAGTATGAAACTTAATGAGGTTAGATTCCCAATATATGTAGTTCATACTGACGAAGTAGTTATTCAAGATGGAATACTATGGTGTGCAGATGCTGTTGTAGACGATAAGAATGTAAGTGGAGATTCTATCGGGCAAAGAAGATTAAAAACTCCACTTAAAAATTTATATGACTTAAAGTATCAAATAAATACTTTTGGAGATATGACAAAACATCGTGGTAAATTTTATGTAGATTCAAATGGTAAGTTTTTTACTTATGAAAAAAGTAAAAAAGCGATACTAAAATATCATGCTATAGATAAAATACAAAGTAAAGATGTGATGACTCTAGTATGGATTTCAGGAATACCTTTTCCATTTGAAGTTGCAAGACCACCACAAAACACAGATAAATATGCAGGAGTGCTGTATATAAATAATAAACCCTCATTTATATATGAGATAACAGACACAAAGAAAAAAGACACTTGGAGAAAGATATGAAAAAATTTACATTTTGGGTTATAGACTGTTGGAATATAGTAATGGACAACAGATATAATCCTCTAAAGTATATACCAGACCCATCATTACAAGCGTATTTTACACTTGTATTGTTTACTATGTGGTCTGCATTTTTTGGCTTTATAGCCATATATTATATGGGTTGGCTTGGATATGATATAGTTACTTCTATCATAGTGCACCTTTCAGTTCTAATACCACTCATATACACTAATTTAACTTTTCAAGAAGCAAGAAGAAGCGGAGCTACTTGGTATATAAAAGAAAGAGAAAGACAGCGAAGAGAAAGCTTGTTTCCTAGAAAAAAGAATGTCGTAAGATGGGACATGGATAAGGAGGCATAATGAAATTTTATGTTTTATCAATAGTAGGTTTTATGGTATTAACTATTTCAGTTACCTACCAAAATTTAGACTACAAAGGATATAGTAAAGGACACTCTTGTTATGGAGAGTGTTATAACGAGTATGTAGATACTTATGGCACAGTTGTAGAACAACTTTTAGAACAACAGGAAGCAGCTGCAGCTGATGAGTTTTCATCAATACGAGGACTGTGGGCAGGGTGCGCTGCATGTCATGGACAAGATGGACAGGGCATTGGAGTATTTCCTGGACTTGCAGGACAAACTAAAGAATATATAGTAGATAGACTATATGCGTATCAAAATAGAGAAGAAGTAGGAAGTATGAGTTCTACTATGTGGGCTCAGGCAGGTTTACTATCGGACAACGATATAGATACTATTGGTGAGTTTGTAAAAGCGGGGTTACCAAAATGATTCCGAAACCTCCAGCAAATATAGCAACTTTCTTTTTAAGAATACCACTATCTGCTATGTTTTTACAACAAGGATTAAGTAAACTACCTGTCACAGGAGCAGTAGCAGAGGCCTGGGGACTACCATACATTGTATGGTGGTTCGTAACTTGGGGAGAGATTGGTGCTGCAGTTGGACTCATGGTAGGTGGATTGTTCTCACTTATACCATGGTACAACAAACACTTTTTTATTACTAGAATATCAACACCATATGTAAAAGAAATTATTTACAATACTGGAGATTTGATAACTCGTTTTAGTGGTATAACTATGACATGTATTGCTACAGGAGTTATTTGGATTCTAAGTCCAGATAACCTGTGGGACGTAATCTACAAAGATTATTTACATGTAAGTTTATATGTCGGAGGATTATACTTCGCACTTAGAGGTAATGTTAAAGTCTAAATGAAAGCAATTCTTTCAAATCGTATATACATAGAAGTAACTTCTAGTTATCAAGCAAAACTTGACGAGATACTTACATATTCTATACCGCCTCGTAGACCGACAGACCCACCTATTATCATTAAGAACATGGGTGTAATACGAGCAGGTTTGGTTTCTTTACCAATCGGAAGAATGGATTTGATACCAGAGGATTATGAAGTAGTAGATAAACGAAATGATATACCGATTGAACCTGTAGACTTTAAGTTTACTTTACGAGATTCACAACAAGCCGTTTATGATGAGGTCAATGACAGCTGTATTATAAACGCATGGGTAAGTTGGGGTAAGACTTTTACTGCGTTAGCTATCGCAAACAAGCTAAAACAGAAAACTCTTATCGTAACTCACACATTAACTCTGCGGTCGCAATGGGAGAAAGAAGTGCAGAAAGTCTTCGGGGTTGCGGCGGGTGTGATAGGTTCGGGAAGATTTGAGACAGACTCGCCTTTTGTCGTGGGAAATGTTCAAACGCTTTACCGAAATATTGATAAAATCACAAAGGAGTTCGGTACACTCATCTTAGATGAGATGCACCATGTATCTTCTCCGACATTTACACGGATTGTAGACGCTAGTCGTGCAAGATACAAAATAGGATTGACTGGTACAATGCAGAGAAAAGATGGAAGACATGTTATCTTTCGTGACTATTTTTCTGACAATGTATTCAAACCACCAAAGGAGAATTATCTTACTCCACGAGTTGACGTAGTCAAGTCGGGTATTCGCTTTCTAGACGGAAACGTGGATTGGGCTTCTCGGGTTAACGCACTTGCGTATAACTGGGAGTATCAAAACATGATTGCGTTACTTGCAGCGAACTATGCGGCGAGAGGGCACAAGGTATTGGTTGTCAGCGATAGAGTAGACTTTCTAAAAAATTGTGCGAGACTTGTGGGAGACAACGCAATCTGCGTAACAGGCGAGATACCCCACGATGAACGTCCTGCTCTAATTAAGGGCATATTTGAAGATAAGGATATACTTTTTGGAACACAGTCAATATTTAGTGAGGGCATCAGTTTAGATTGCCTAAGCTGTCTTGTTTTGGGAACACCCGTAAACAACGAGCCCTTGCTAACACAACTTATCGGCAGAATTATAAGAATATATGAAGGAAAACTTCAGCCTGTAATCGCCGATATTCACTTAGACGGTCGTACAGCAAGAAAACAGGCTAGTGCGAGAATGGGATATTATATGAAACAAGGCTATGTAGTGTCTGATATAGGAGTAAAAAATAATACTTGACATCAAGTTAAAATTTTGTTATAATGTTATTCTATAATTGGAAAAAGATATTAAGGGAAAGCAAGGGAAATGTTAGTGACATACTAACGATTCTACATATTCTCACCTATAAACTTCCTCCAGTCAATAGACATGACAGAATCTATAAGTTTTGGACAAAAAGCTTCTATGGGAAGTCTTTTTTATTAAATCCCAAACCTCTATTTATTCAGCGAAGGAGGTACTCAGATAGCGAACTTGCGCAGTATGCAGGTATCGCTTCCTTGCGCAACTATTTTGAGTACCAAACTAATAAAGATACCACACTAGACCTCCTCCACTTTACTGGGGACGAGGACATTATTAAAAACAACAGATTACTACAAATAAAAAATGACAGAATTCATTTTAAGTTTGAAGAAATCACTTTAAAGGAACTAAAATGGCAATAAAATTTAATCAAGCAAAAGGCGAAGCGCAGAAAAGCAAAATTGACAGTTATCAATATGTGGAAGGCGACAACGTCGTAAGAATGGTTGGTGACATATTACCAAGATATGTATACTGGCTAAAAGGAGAAAATGGTAAAAACTTACCGTTTGAGTGTCTATCTTTTGATAGAAACGTAGAAGCATTTAACAACCTAGAAAAAGATTGGGTGAGAGAATATCACCCAGAACTTAAATGTGGTTGGGCATATGCTATTCAATGTATTCACGAAAACAAAGTAAAAGTTCTAAATCTAAAGAAGAAACTTCTAGAGCAAATCATGGTTGCTGCAGAAGACTTAGGTGACCCAACAGATAACGAAACTGGGTGGGACGTCTACTTCAAAAGAGTTAAAACTGGGCCAATGGCTTACAATGTTGAGTACCAATTACAAGCCTTGAAATGTAAACCAAGAGCATTAAATGATGCAGAAATGGAACTCATTTCAGACTTAAAATCTATGGACGAAGTCTTACCAAGACCTACTCCAGATGCACAGAAAGAGCTACTTGATAGATTGAGAGAAGGTTCTGCAAACGAACCAGATGAGTCTATCACAGAAGAGTTTGATGTTAAGTAGGAGTAATTATGTATACAGTTGGAAACATATTCCCTCAGGTCTGTCTAAAAGCAGTTGATGACCAAAATGTTATAATAGACATTGAAGTCTTATCGGACTGGACAGTAATGTATTTTTATCCCAAGGACTTCACTTTTATCTGTCCTACAGAGATTGCAGCAATGGACTGCTTACTAGAAGACGCAGATGTTATTGGAGTAAGTGGAGATAATGAATATTGTAAATTAGCATGGAAAGAACAGAATCCTATAATTAAGGACATAAAACATATTCTTGCAGCTGATTGTGGTCTAACTTTATCTAAAGAACTAGGAATAGTAAATGAAGATGAAGGAGTATGTAATAGAGCAACTTTTATTATTGACCCCGAAGGAATCATACAACATGTATCAGTTAATCACTTAGATACAGGTAGAAACGCTAAAGAAATATTAAGAACACTCAAAGCTATAAAAGCTGGTGGTCTGACAGGTTGCGAATGGGAACCAGGAGATGATTTCGTAGCGTGATTTTATTTACAGCAGACTGGCATATTAAGTTAGGACAAAAGAATGTACCTGTCTCTTGGGCATGTACACGCTATCAATTATTTTTTCAACAGATAGAAGAAGTAATAGAAAATAACAATGTCAGTTTGCATATCATTGGAGGGGACTTGTTTGACCGAGTCCCTTCAATGGACGAGTTAACACTCTACTTTGACTTTGTAAAAGGTGTTAGTGTAGATACGATTATATTTGACGGTAATCATGAAGCTACAAGAAAGCACAAAACATTTTTTACAAATTTAAAAAGAGTAACAGAAGAACTCAATCCAAAAGTAAAAGTTATAACAGAAACTTTCTATCAAGATGATTGGGCAATTCTACCATATGCTGACCTGCATAGAAAAAAGAGTATAGAAGATATAAATGTAGATTATCTATTCACTCATGTGCGTGGAGAGATTCCTCCCCATGTAGTACCAGAAGTAGACTTAAGTAGATTTGATAAATTTAAAACAGTATTTGCTGGAGACTTACATGCGCATAGTAATACTCAAAGAAATATAGTATATCCTGGTAGTCCAATGACTACTTCTTTTCATAGAAATTTAGTGACAACAGGGTATATATTAATAGATGACGACTGGTCTTGGACATGGCATGAGTTTGACTTGCCACAACTACTTCGTCAAACTGTTACAAACCCAGATGAAATGGTGCAAACAGAGTTTCATCATACAATCTACGAAATAGAAGGTGATGTATCAGATTTAAGTAATATAAAAAATAATGAATTACTTGATAAAAAAGTTATAAAAAGAAAAACAGAGGCAACTCTAATACTAGATAAAGAAATGACGATAGAAGAAGAATTAAATGAGTATCTATCATACATATTAGAGTTAGATGAAAATAAAACAAAAAATATATTAGGAGTGTTTAGTGATTACGCTAAAGAAGCTGCGGTGGAGTAACTGTTTTAGTTATGGGTCAGATAATGAACTAGACCTAAATGACAGTATAGTTACGCAACTTGTCGGAACAAATGGCACAGGTAAAAGTTCTATACCTTTAATACTAGAAGAAGTATTATTCAATAAAAACTCAAAAGGAATTAAAAAAGCAGACATACCAAATCGTGAAGTCAATAATGGCTATGATATCTCTTTGACTTTTGATGTTGTAGATGATGAGTATGAAATTGATGTTGTTCGTAGAGCAAGTATAAAAGTAAAGCTGTACAAGAATGGAGATGATATATCAAGTCATACAGCAACAAATACTTACAAGACAGTAGAAAAAATAATTGGTATTGACTTCAAAACTTTTTCACAGATTGTATATCAGAATACAAATGCAAGTCTACAATTTTTGACTGCTACTGATACTAATAGAAAAAGATTTTTGATAGACCTCTTACAGTTAGATGACTATGTAAAATACTTTGAAGTTTTTAAAGAATTATCACGAAGTTTAGGTGGAGAAGTTTCTCAGACACATGGGAAAATTGCCACAATTGATAAGTGGTTGTCAGATAATTTTCTTGAGGATACATCACTACTTCCAAAATTAGATTTACCATTTTACTCGGAAGAAGACGAAGAAGCTTTGCGTTCTTTACAATTAGAATTTGAAAATATTTCTGAAATTACTAAAAAAATTAATAAAAATAATTTATATAAAAACCAGTTGAAGTCTATAGACTTAGGGTTGGCTAAAGAGTTTATCACCAAAAATGAAATAGAAGATACGAGTAAGTTAAGGGAAGCAGTAGGAGAATGTACTTCTCAAGTTGCTTATGAAACAAAAATGATAAATAAATACTCTGATTTAGGAGATGTATGCCCTACCTGTGACCAAACACTTGAAGAAGGATTTTCAGAGATTAGAATAAAAGAACACCAACAAATAAAAAATAAAATGGTAGAAAAAATAGAAGCACTAAAAACTTCTATAAATAGAAAGGAAGAACAAAACAAAATATATAAAGCTATGCAGCAAAAGGTAGATGACTTTGAAGAATTATATAGAAACATAGACCACGAACTTTCAGATGAAGTTCCTGATGCCCACGAACTAGAAGAAAAGATACAGAAGATAAAAACTAGAATACGAGAAAGAAGAAGCAGAGTAGAAGAAGTAATCGCAGAAAATGAAAGAAGAGAAAGACATAATACTCGTATAGGTATCATAGAAGAACAACAAACAGACTTTCAAGAACAAGCAAAAGACTTGGAAGAAAAGGTAAATCAACAAGAAGAAAAATTAAGTCATGTTGAGATACTGAAAAAAGCATTTAGCACAAATGGACTACTTGCTTATAAGATAGAAAATTTAGTAAAAGATTTAGAGGAGTTAACAAACGATTATTTAGCAGATTTATCTGATGGTAGATTCAGTTTGCAGTTTGTTGTTTCCAATGATAAACTAAATGTAGAAATAGATGATAATGGTAAAACAGTAGATATACTTGCTCTAAGTGCGGGAGAGTTAGCACGAGTAAATACTTCTACTCTTTTAGCGATTAGAAAACTAATGAGTAGTATTTCTAAGTCAAGAATCAATGTACTATTTCTAGATGAAGTTACAAATGTCCTTGATGAGCAAGGAAAAGAAAGATTAGTAGAGACTCTACTTGGAGAAGAAAATTTGAATACTTACATAGTATCACACGGTTGGACACACCCACTATTGTCCAAAATAGAAGTTATAAAAGAAGATAAAATAAGCAGATTAGATGGTCAATCCTAGACAGAAAGGAGCAAGAGGCGAACAACAAGTAGTATCTATGTTGAATCGTTTAACAAACGAGGAGTGGACAACAACTCCTGGCTCTGGTAGTGGTAAAATAAAAGGTGACCTTCAAGTACAAGGTAAGTACAATTTATTTTGTGTAGAAGTTAAATTTTATAAAGACTGTGGTTTTAATAGTAAAATATTTACTCAAAAAAGTAATAATATTTACAAGTGGTGGAGTAAACTTTGTAAACAATCAAAGGATATGAAACAAGAGCCACTACTTATCTTTAGAGAAAATTATGGTAAATTCTTTGTGGCGACCACAAGAAAACCTGAAAATACATTGCGATATATGCACATTGGCTGGCTGGGTGCATATATACTTATCGCAGAACATTGGCTAGAAAAAGAGGAGATAATATTTACAAATGGCAATCACATTCTCAGACCTTGGGAACCCAGCCCCGAATGGGAACTTGCTGATAGTTGATGGTCTAAACATTGCATTTCGTTGGAAACATCAAGGCGTTTTAGACTTCAAATATGACTATATACGAACAGTAGAAAGTCTAGCAAAATCTTATAATGCAGGACAAATAATAGTTCTTGCAGACGGTGGTAGTTCTTGGAGAAAAGAAATATTCCCTGAATATAAAGCAAATCGTAAAGAAAAATATGCCGAACAAACTGAACAAGAAGCCAAAGAGTTTGAAATGTTCATGGCAGAGTTTACAAATACTCTAACTCTAATAAGAGAGAAATATCCAGTATTTCAATTTAGAGGAGTAGAGGCTGATGATATTGCAGCATACATAGTTAAAGAGTTTGATTATGAAGATTGTTGGTTAATATCGTCAGATAAAGACTGGGATTTACTTATTGGCGATAAAGTTTCTCGCTTTAGTACAGTTACTAGAAAAGAAACTACAGTACATAATTGGGACGAACATTATGATTTTGAAATTCCTGATTATATTACTTTTAAATGTTTAACTGGAGATAAAGGAGATAATGTTCCAGGAATACCTGGGATTGGTCCAAAAAGAGCAGTTCAGTTAATGGAACAATATGGTGATGTTTTTGATATCTATGGTGCATGTCCAATAGATGGTAAGTATAAATACATACAGAATCTTAACGAAAATGCAGAACAACTTCTGACAAACGTTGAACTTATGGATTTACTTACATACTGTGACGAAGCTATAGGAAAAGAAAACACAGAAGTTATAAATACAACTTTAAAAAGGGTTTTAAATGAAAATAGATTACAGTAGAGATAAATTACTAACAGATTTTAGTATAAAAACTCTTCAAGATAGATATATGATAGCAGGAGAGTCGTCTCCACAAGAGGCATTTGCACGGGCAGCAACAGCTTTTGCAGATGATGATGACCACGCACAAAGACTATATGATTACTCTAGTAAATTATGGTTTATGTTTGCAACTCCTGTACTATCAAATGGCGGAACAGAAAGAGGTATGCCTATTTCTTGTTTTCTAAACTATATTGAAGATTCAAGAGAAGGAATTACAGACCACTATACAGAGAATGCTTACTTAAGTTCTTTTGGTGGTGGTATCGGAGGCTCTTGGAGTGATGTTCGTTCACAAGGAACAAAGACTTCAAAAGGGTCAGAATCAACGGGTGTAATACCGTTTATGAAAGTTGTAGATGCAGAAATGTTAGCTTTCTCACAAGGAATAACAAGAAGGGGTAGTTATGCAGGATATATGCATATTAGCCACCCTGAAGTAGAAGAGTTTCTTGATATGAGAAAACCAACAGGCGGAGATACAAACCGTAAGTGTCTAAACTTACATCATGGAGTAGTAATTAGTGATAAGTTTATGGAAACCATTCATAGAGCTACTCGTGAAGAAGGATTTGACGATAGTTGGGAATTAATTGACCCACACAGTCAAGAAGTTAAAAAAGTAGTGTCAGCAAGAACACTATGGGTAAAATTATTACAGAATCGTATGGAAACAGGAGAACCTTATCTCATGTTTGAAGACGCTGTAAATTCAGAACTACCCGAGTTTCAGAAAAAGAAAGGACTATATGTAAATCATAGTAATCTTTGTTCTGAAATTACTCTTGCAACAAACGAAGAAAGAACAGCAGTATGTTGTCTTTCTAGTGTAAATCTGGAATATTATGATGAATGGAAAAATGTTCCAGCATTTATACCAGACTTAATTAGAATGTTAGATAATGTGTTAGACCACTTTATAGAAAAAGCGCCAGAACAAATGCACAAAGCAGTATACAGCGCTATGAGAGAAAGAAGTATTGGTCTTGGAGCAATGGGTTTTCATGCCTATTTGCAGAAGAATGATATTCCTTTTGAAGGAATGTGGGCGAACACAGCTAACATAGAAATGTTTGAACACATAAAAAGTGGTGCTTTACTAGAAACAAGAAGACTTGCAGTTGAGAGAGGTGCTTGTCCTGATGATGATTCTTGTGAAGTACGAAATGCACATTTACTTGCGATTGCTCCAAATGCTAGTAGTTCCATTATTTGTGGAAATACAAGCCCAAGCATAGAGCCTTTTCGTGCTAATGCTTATACTCAAAAAACAAAGAGTGGTTCATACTTACAGAAGAATAAATATCTTGATGTAATACTTAGAAATAAGTGCAAAAGTGAACAAGAGTATGAAGAAGCATGGAAAAGTATAGTTGCAAATAAAGGTAGTGTTCAACATTTAAGTATGCTTTCTGAACAAGAAAAAGAAGTATACAAAACCGCAGTTGAAATAAATCAATCGTGGGTAGTTGAACATGCAAGTAATAGACAACCTTATATTTGTCAGTCACAAAGTGTAAATCTCTTCTTTCCACCAGACGTGAATAAAGGAGATTTACATAATGTTCATATGTTAGCATGGGCAAAAAATTTAAAAACATTATATTATTTGAGAAGTGAGGCTATTAGTCGTGCTGACAATGTTACTTCTCAAGCTAAAAGAGAGATAATCTTTGAACAACAAGATTGTCTAAGTTGCGAGGGTTAATATGCTATTAGTAGAAAGAGAATATTATAAACCTTTTCAGTATCCCTGGGCGTTTGAAAATTATAAAAAACAACAACAAATGCATTGGTTACCAGATGAAGTACCACTACAGGACGATATAAAGGATTATAAAGAAAAATTAAGTGATGGAGAACGAATATTATTAGACAATATATTTAAGTTTTTCACACAAGCAGATGTAGATGTATGTGGAGGCTACGCTCACCACTATCTTCCTACATTCAAACAACCAGAAGTAAGAATGATGTTAGTTAGTTACGCTGCTATGGAAGCAGTGCATCAAGAAGCATACTCTTTACTACTGGAGACTTTAGGAAAGTCAGATGACATGTACCAAGAGTTTTTTGACATACAAGCAATGATGGAGAAACATGAATACTTACAAGATTTTAGTATGGAAACTCCGTTTGATATGGCAAAAACTATGGCAGTATATAGTGCATTTACAGAGGGCGTACAGCTATTTAGTAGCTTTGCGATTCTTCTAAACTATCCAAGACATAACTTGATGAAAGGTATGGGGCAGATTGTTACATGGTCAATAAGAGATGAATCTCTTCATGTAGAAGGTCTATCCAAACTTTTTAGAACTTTTATACAAGAACACCCCGAGTTATGGACAGATAAGTTAAAGTATGAAATCTATTGTGCTGCTGAAAAAACTGTTGAGTTAGAAGATAACTTTATTGATATTTGTTTTGATAAAGCAGATATTCCTGATTTAACAGCAAAAGAAGTAAAGGAATATATTCGTTATATTGCGGATAGAAGATTACTAGGAATAGGTATGAAAAAGATATTTCATAGTACAGAAAATCCTTTACCTTGGATTGATATGCAAGTAAACGCAGTTGAGCATACCAACTTTTTTGAAAACCGTGCTACCGAGTATGCTAAGGCTAGTACACAAGGAAATTGGCAGGATATATTTAAATGAGTACTCCAGATATAACAAACGACGAGCCAGTTTTAGTATTAGATGATGAGAAATACATCATTTCTGACCTTTCAGAAACAGCTAAATATGTAGTTGCAAATATACAAGATATTGACAATCAGTTGAGAAATATTCAAATGAGAGTTGACCAACTTAATATGGCAAAAGAAGGTATGACAGCCAGACTGAAACAAGAGGTTAGTGAACCGGGCGGAACTGAAAACGTCGTAGAAACTCCCACAGATGATGGGTAATAAAAAAGGGGCTTAAGCCCCTTTCTTTTTATGTGATAGCTGCTTCATTAGCGGCTTTTTTTGCATTCTTTACTGTTGTTGTCCAAACAGCTGAAGCTATTCCTTTAACCTCCGAAGACTCTCCAGATATGTCTGTATCAGTATGAGTCCAAGAACTACCATCATAAGATGATGATACGCATTCAAGAACTTTTCTATGAAAAGACCTTGTTAACTCTACACCATCTTCCTTGATAACTGTAGCTGTTCTTACTTGTATATTTTTATATTCTCCAACAATTTCTATTTTGTCTTCAATTGTTTCTTTTGTTATTGCCATTTTTTCTCCTTTGTCCGTACCTAGAATCCACTAGGTATATTAGTCTATCACTATCCTTCTAATGTTTCTATTCTAGTTTTTAAATCTTCAATAACTGCTTGTTGTTCTTGTATAGCTTTAACTAGTAATGGTGTAATTCTTCCATAATCCATAGACCAAGGATTTTTTGTTTCATCATCTCCACCTTGATGTACTACATTTGGTATAAGTTTTTCTACTTCTTGTGCTATAAAACCCTCATCAGCACTACCATCTTTTTTCCAAGTATATGAAACTGGATTAAGTTCATTAATTACTTCTAAACCTCTTGCTTTGCCTGTAATATCTTTGAGTCGTGCATCTGAAGATGTATGATAAGTTGTTGCACTACTACCTGTAGTAATTTGTCCAACAATAGAACCAGCTACATTAAATCTTAGCATTGTGCCACCACCAGAAGCACCTTCTTTTATATTAATACCATAACCAGCACTAGAACCACCACTTGTAGTGACATGAAGTATTTCTGGTCCTGCATTATGAGCATCAGAAGTATTCATTAGAATTTGCCTTGAAGAATTAATACGCATTGCTTGTGAGCCACCAGTAACAAACTGTAGTGTGTCTCCTGTAGGTCTTGTCATACCTGTATCAGTATCATTATCAAATGCATAACTTGGAGTAGATACACCTAAAGGTGCGGCTCTTATTGCTCCATCATCTATTCTAAATCCACCAGTATAATTACCACTGCTGTCATAGTTTTGGAACTGTAAGAAATCCCCACCAGTATAAGGACCGTTTATTTGGAATCTTTGCAGAGAACTTGAATTTACATGAGAACCATTATCGGGGTTTCTATTTAAACCTATTCTTCCAGCATCATTACTGGTAAGTGTCATGCCTCCCATGAAAGCTTTACCACCTAAGTAAAGGTCTTTGAATCTTGCATCAGAAGCACCAATATCCATAATATTATCTCTTGCTGCATTTGCGGCCGTAATATTAAAGAATTTAGTACCGCCTGAGTGTATTCTTATACCACCATTTGAACCGCCTAAAAATCCTGAAGCTGCTGTAACAGATGTTGTTGCTGTTAATGAACCTGCTAGTGTTACATTCTCACTACTATCAATAGTTATAGCTGTTGCATCACTTGAATCTGAGACTCCTGTGTTTAATAAATTTCTATTTACTTTTTGTAGTGCCATTATTTTCTCCTATATTGCTGCAATTATAAACGCTAGAAGTTCGCTATATCTTACTCCTAGCTGTGTTTTTTCTTCCCCTGTTGTTTCATCAGTCCATGTATCGCTACAGAACATAGAATATCTATAGGCGTCTAAGCCTTCAGATTCAAAAGCAGTTTGTAGTTCTTGTGCAATTATACCAATATGTATTCTTGCATTTTCACCTTTATCTCTAACAGAATTTTTATATTTATATTTTTTAAGTAGTCCTTTTGCCTTAACAGCAACTCTTTTTTCTGCATCTGATAAATCTTCTATATCTTGTTTTAAACTTATATCTGAACCTACAGTAGGTTGATTAACAAGAAGTAAATTATTAAATCTTGCACTTGCAGCACCCAAATCAAGATGGTCATCTAAAGCAGAACCATCTGAAGCATTTGCTGGTCTTATACCATCTCCTGAATCGTGAAATCTAATAGCAGCATCGGTTGTTCCCATATACATATCACCATTTTTTGCACCAATAATACCAATTTCTGAACCATCTTTTCTTAATGAAACAATAGAACCATCACTTGATGTTCTATTTAATATTGCAGATATACTACCACTAGCAGCAGCTTGAACAATACCATTAGCACTATCAACTCTAAATCCTGTAACTCCTGAGCCACCTGCACCTACTGTTGTTGAAGTAGTACCGACCAATAAGTTACCTGAAGTATCAATACGCATTCTTTCTGCATCATTAACTTCAAAAACCATGACTTGTGAGCCACCACTTGCTTTTATTTGTGTTTGACCTGATAAAGCTAAAAATGAACCACTAAGAGTTCCTCCAAATTCTAAGTCTACTCTACCTTGATTAGTTCCGTTTATTGTAAGAGTAGTTACATTACTGTATGCGTTTGGCGAATTTGTGCCAATCCCAACATTACCCGAAGAATCAATACGCATTTTTTCTAAACCATTACCAGCACCAAACTCCATGTGATTGCTAGAATGATTGTAAGTGAGATATCCTGTATATGTACTTGTACCTGAAGTTCCATCTCCAAAACAAAGACTTCCTAAACCAGTATTTCCGCTATAAACAGTAATTCCTTCAGTACCACTACCGCTTCCAACTACTAGGTTACCAGATACATTAGCAGCGTTTATTGTGGATGCGACAGTATTCCCAATTCCAACATTTCCTGAATCATCAATACGCACTCTTTCTGTTGAGCCGCCAGTAGCTATAGCCAACTCATTTTCACTTCTTAAACCTAAAGCTGTATTTGAACCGCCTGAAGCTAGTAAAGAACTTGTTTGACCTATAAAGCCATAACTAGAACCTGCTGCTTGTAATCTAAAAGCAGCATAGGCTTGTGTTGTAGCATCAAAATTACCATATAAAGTATTTGCGGGTGATTTTAAAATAAAGTTACCAGCAACATCTAAAGGCGCCGCAGGACTTGCTGTTCCAATACCAACACGATTATTACTTGAATCTATTTTAAGAGTAGTAGTATCAAAGGCGATATCTCCAGTCATATTTTTGCCAGATAATGCGCTTTCGTCTAATACTCCTCCTTTTACTTTTGTTACCATATTATCCCTCTAATGTTGTTATTCTTGATTCTAAATTTTCTATTTTAACCATAGCCTCTTGAAGTGCTTTTACTGCTTTTAAATATAAAATAGAATATTTAACACCTTTAGTTACTGTGTCTAATTTATTACCTTCAGAATCTTCGTCTTTTGATTCATATACTAAACCATTCATTCCTGCTGTTTCTAAGT